GTCATCATGCCATACGTTAATAAACCAAGACCTTACGACAAAGAATACGAAAATTACGACGGTACAGAAGCCGTTAAAAAGAAACGCGCGCAACGTAACAAAGCGAGACGCATGATGGAAAGGGAAGGGCTCGTACACAAAGGTGATGGTAAGGATGTTGACCACAAAAAACCGTTAAGCAAAGGAGGAAAAACCACGCGCAGTAACTTACGGGCAGTATCAGCAAGTGAGAACAGATCGTACAAACGTAACAAAGACCACAGCGTTAAATAAAAAACAAACTCAAGGAGAAGTAAATGGCAATCAGTACCAACACATATAATCCCGCGCTCGGCAGTATGAGGCAAAACCCCATAACGCTAAACACAGAAATTTTTGACGGGCAAAGCTGGCGAGTATACCCAGAACAAGTAGTTTACGTAGGGGGCGGTGGTGGCGGTGCGGGCGGTGGTGGCGGTATTGGAGGCGGCACCTACTCGACTAATGCGGTTAATACTGCTATGGACGCGCAAGCAACGCACGACAAGATAAGGAGACCTTTTATGAAAGATCTGGAAGATTCAAAGAGTCCTTGGAACGTACCTATTGCTCAGCTAGCCGATTTGTGGGTAGTTAAATTTGGTAATGACTGGGTTTCAAAAGAAGATTTAGACGACGATTTTTATGCTATCGCCGCCAGCCGTTTAAGAAGTTCGGGTAGGTTGGAAGAGCACCTTGTTGCTGACCGGCTGGGCGCGGTCCTACGTATCATCGAGTAATTATGGCTCTTTCGCGCGCGCAAGTTTTCAACGAGTTGTTGCCCGGTCTAAATGCTTTGTTTAAAGCCGAGTACACAAAAGGATATGTAATAGAGGAAGTTATGGAAAACCCATACGAAAAAGAAGTTATAGAAGCAGATAAAACAGTTTTACGCAACCTGTGGAACGTAGCTTTTGGGGACTGTGTATCAACTGCCGAGATTAACGAACGCCTTGAAGCTGGGACTTACATGCAGGCTGTTGGGCAATACTTATTTGAGAATGACATTTTGCTAAAAAACCATGCGGATGAAACATACTACTTGGCAGGTGAAAATGGACGTACTGGCTGAACCACCAATCGAACCCGACCAAAAAACAACCGGCGGGTTCTACACTTTTGGATACAGCGACCCCACAAAAATTTTTACCACTTGGGAAATTTTTCAAGGTGTATCCACTAAATTTGCGCCAAACAGGATTAACAAAATGAACCCTAATCGTGAGAAAGCTGAAGAAATACCGATTGGTGCGGCGTGGGATTTTTGGTTTCTTAAATACGGGGAAAGCACCCCATTTTCTGCGCTTGAAATGATTGTTAACGACACTAACTGCTTTGAGCACGCCGTGGCGGGGCGGTTAATGTCGATGGGGTATCTAACGTACGATAAAGGGTGCTACACGCTCTCTGAACAACCGTTCAGCAAACAACTTGTAGTAGATAGGGCATCATGCAAATAGTCGATAACCGAGCGGTCATATTTAAAACTAGAACGCCGAGCAAATACAGCGTCATCCCCAAAAGCAAGATACTCGCCGAACAGAACGGCGTGTATGAAATGGCGGTGTACTGGGGGCTAGATGAAGCGCGAGTGTTGCGCAACCTAGGTTTGAAAAAAATCCAGTCTCCGATCACGGTGCGGTACGACTGGCCCGGTAAATTCAAACCGTTTGCCCACCAGACAGATACCGCATCTTTTCTAACGCTTCATCGCCGCGCGTTTGTGTTTAATGACCCCGGTACAGGCAAGACGTTTTCTGCATTGTGGGCGGCGGACTATTTAATGAAGCTGAAAAAAGTGCGGCGCTGTCTTGTGTTGTGCCCCCTCTCAATTATGCACGACGCGTGGATGAGTAGTATCGCTAAAAGCGTAATCCACAGGTCTGCTATCGCCGCCCACCATGCGCAAGCCGCGCGCCGCATAGAGATGATTCAAGGCGACTATGAGTTTGTGGTAGTCAACTACGACGGGCTTAACTTAATCGCAGACGAGATTATTAACGACGGGCGATTTGATCTGGTTATTGTTGACGAGGCAAACGCATATAAGAACGTGTCTACAAAACGCTGGAAGACGCTAAACAGTATCTTAAAACCTGAGACGCTTCTATGGATGATGACGGGTACGCCTGCTTCGCAGTCCCCGCTCGATGCGTACGGCCTTGCTAGACTTGTCAACCCCAACGCTGTACCGAAGTTTGCAACAGCTTGGCGAGATAAAGTAATGAACAAAATAACGATGTTCAAATGGGTGCCCAAGCCGGGGGCTAGTGATGTTGTCTTTGACGTACTGCAACCTGCCATACGGTACACAAAAGAAGAGTGTACGGACTTACCCCCTGTATTAACCGAGACGCGTGACATACCCCTCACTCCACAGCAACTTAAGTATTACCGCATCTTAAAAGAACAAATGCTCGTGACGGCATCAGGGGAAACTATTACGGCAATCAACGCCGCCGCTGGTGTCAGTAAGTTGCTACAAATTTCAGCAGGCGCGGCGTACACAGATGGGCACGAAGTCGTTGAATTTGATTGCGCGCCTAGGCTAAACGTGCTATTGGAAGTGCTAGAAGAAACGAGCCGTAAGGTGCTGGTGTTTGCTCCTTTTCGGCACAGTATTGACGCAATCTATCAACACCTAACTAAACACAATATTGCGGCGGAAATGATCCATGGTAATGTGGGCGTATCCAAACGAACGAAAATATTTAAGAGTTTTCAAGAAACACCCGAACCACGGGTGCTGGTGATACAGCCACAAGCTGCCTCACACGGTGTAACCCTTACTGCGGCTGATACGGTGGTCTTCTACGGTCCAGTAATGTCGGTGGAAACCTACACACAATGTATAGCGCGTTCAGATCGTATTGGACAAAACTCTACTAGCGTGACGGTAATCCACTTGCAAGGTAGCGAAATCGAGCGTAAGATGTTTAAGCGTCTCGAAGAACGCGTTGAAGACCATAACATGCTGTTGAAGTTGTACGAAGAAGTCCTTAAGTAGTTTTTTAATAACCCATGTTTGAGTTGCATAATTGTCTTTAATGATGTAAAGTCTTTGACACCAAGGAGAAAACAATGTCAGACGATGTAATACCCCTCGACAAACTTGCACGCGTATACCGTAAGATGCGTGACAAGATCGGTGCGTTGACCAAGGAATATGAAAGTCAGATCGAAGAGATCAAGGTTCAACAAAACGAAATTAAAAACGCGATGAAAGACCAGATGCTTGCGCTTGGTAGTTCGTCAATTAAGACTCTTGAAGGCACGATCGTGTTGTCTCAGAAGGTGCGCTACTACACAGATGATTGGGATTCATTCAAGACCTTTGTGGTTGAGCATGATGCTCTTGATCTGTATGAGAAGCGTATCCATCAAACCAACATGGTTACGTTTTTGGAAGAGAACCCCGGCGTAGTCCCCGCCGGGCTAAATAGTATGACGGAGTATGATGTCTCCGTTCGCAAACCCACTAAATAATTTGGAAAATATATGACCAATTTAACTGTTTTTAATCCCGCTCAAGTCCCTGCGTTTGCGCGTAAGGGGGAACTTTCTGATGTTGCCAAGTCTTTGACGGGCGGTTCCGGTGCTTCGGTAAAACGTATTTCTACCAAGGGGGGCGTCTTCCGTCTGGTAGCTGGTGGAAAAGAAGTTGCGTCGATCGACGATCGCCACCTTGATGTCGTGATTGTTAACGCCGCCCCCAAAATCGGGCGTACGTTTTACGCTGGGCAGTATGTCGAAGGGCAGGCTTCTGCACCTAACTGCTGGTCTGCGGATGGCAATACCCCCGACGCAAGCATTAAAGAACCCCAAGCACCCTCGTGCGCGACGTGCCCGCAGAACATTAAAGGCTCAGGACAGGGCGACAGCCGCGCCTGTCGTTTCTCACAGAGTATGGCGGTTGTTCTTGCCAACGATGTGCATGGTGGCGACGTGATGCAGTTGACTTTGGCGGCAACGTCTATCTTTGGTAAGGACGAGGGCGATGATAAACGCCCACTACAGGCGTACGCACGGTATTTAGCCGCTCAAAATATCAGCCCTGAGATGGTCGTAACGCGCCTTAAGTTCGACACCAAAGCGGCGGTGCCAAAGCTATTTTTCAAAGCCGCCCGTTGGTTGGATGACAACGAGTACGCCGCCGCAATCGAGAAAGGCCAGTCTGAGGATGCCAAACGCGCCGTCACAATGACGGTAGCACAAGCAGACGGTGTAACAAAGACCTCTGCGCCCGCGCAGTTGGAAGGTAAGCGCCCTGCCGCCGTTACTCCAGAGCCAGAAGAAGAGACTCAACAGCCCGAAGAAGTAAAAGCCGACATGGTTGACGAGCCTGAAAAGCGCAAGCCAGCAACAAAGGCAACAGCAGTTCCTAAGAAAGCGGCAAGTCTAGCCGCCGCTGTAGCTGATTGGGATGCTGACGACGAGTAAAACTTAGGGGGAAAGCAGAATCTGTGAGTACCCCAACTAACATGGAAACACAATGCCGTATTCAGAACAAATAAAATCCGCCACCCGTGCCGCACCTAAAACCCTCGGTAATCAACTTGGGCGCTTTGCAATTCACTTAGACTTCCCCGTGATTAAGATTGCAGAATTTACAGGTGCGACGCGTCAGACTGTGTACAACTGGTTTAGTGGAACGGAAGTCACCAAGTCTTATCGGGATCGGGTGCAGTCCCTACTGAATATCTTACAAAATAGCAAGACCGTTGAAGAGGCGCTAAGAAAATGCAAAATGTGACGACAGCAATCCGCCCCCGTATTTTGTCAGACGAAGAACTCGTGCGCTACGCGCAATACTACATAGATGTTGATGGAGAGTTAACGCCAGAATTCCAAAAAGAATTGATCCAGCGTTTTGCAGAATTTATCAAGTATTAAGCCGAGGAGAAGTGTATGAGGGCGCAGGATTTCCTCGCGTCTGTGTTGCCGTCTTCGGGTATTTATTGCGCCGTTGAGCTCAGCACAGCAAAGAAAGAACACGTTTTTACCCACACGCTAGATGGGTTAGTTGATGCAGCAAACTCGTTTGATACAAAAGGTTTAGATGCGTATTTTGCGTTAGCAAGTTTTGATGGGGCAGGTAAGCGTACCAGTGAACATGCTTTAAAGATTCGGTCTTTATTTTTAGATATCGACTGCAACGGAGTTAAGGGAGACAAGGAGTACGCTAGTAAATCGGAAGGTGCCACTGCACTGTCCGCGTTCCTTGCCGATACTGGGTTAGATAGCTTGGGTACGCCCTGCATTATCTCCAGCGGCGGGGGGTTGCATGTGTACTGGCCCCTGAGCGAAGACGCTGATATTGAAGTGTGGCGTACGGTGGCGGAGAACATGAAGCGGCTATGCCGGCGCATGGGTTTTAAGATTGACCACAGCGTAACAGCCGACTCCTCGCGCATCCTGCGCATGCCGGGCACGCGCAACTACAAGAAAGATAAACCGCGCACCGTGAAGATTATGGTCGAGGCAAGCGGCGCTTTTAATCTGAAAGCAATAGCCGATATACTGAGGGAAAATTTGGGGAGTGAAACATACACACCGCCCACACCCACGATAGACTTGCCGGGCACCCGCCCCGCCCCAGCACCCACAGCAAACTCGGTCAAACTTATTGAGAATAGCATTACGCTGTTTAAGAACATCGAGGAAGCAACCGCGGCAAATAGGGGATGTGCACAACTCGCATACTATAAAGATCACGCCGCTGATGACGGGATGGAGCCTTTGTGGTATGCGTTTATTTCAATTGCCAAGAAGTGTGATGACGGGTTTGACCGCGCGAAGGCGCTGGCGGATATGCACCCCTACACGCACGAGCGCTTGGTAGAGAAATGGAACCACAGCAAGGGTCCTACCCCCTGTATCAAATTTGATACGATCAACCATGGCGTATGTACGGGATGCCCACACTTCTCCAAAATCACTAACCCCTTAGCCCTTGGGCGCGAGACCCTGACCACAACCGAGCCTGAAGTTATTACGGCACAAAAAGAAGTTGCTACCAACGTATTTGAAGAAGTTATCCTGAATAAGCCCATACCACCCAAAGGATTTAGCTACGGCAGTAAGGGCGGTATATTTAAGGATGTGATTGTTGAAGGCGTTAAATCCGCAGTAATGATTCTGAGTTACGACTTGTTCCTAGTCGATATCTTAAGCGTTGAAAACGAGCATCTGGTGCACATGGCGGCGGTGCGCCCAACTGGTACAGTGGATATTATTTTTCCCCAAAAAGCGGTAGTGAGTAAAGACGAAACAATGAAAGCGCTGGCGGCGCAAAACATAATCGCCGCGGCTGGGGCGGACAACGACAAGAATTTGTTTTACTACGTACGTAGTTGCGTGGAGCACGCAAGCTCCAATAAGGTACCGGTTAAAGTGCCCTCAAGCTACGGTTGGCAATCCGATAAATCTTTTGTGTGGGCAAGCACTATTTACTACCCCAACGGCTCTCAGCGGTACGTCCCTATGCCGGGTCTCGTTAACATAAACACGTTTTGTGGAACATCGGGTACTTTTGAGAAATGGCGCGGCGCGATTGATATGCTTATTCACCGCGAATTCTGGGACATTCTGACGATGAGTTTAGTGGGTCCAGCTTCTCTGCTTATGGAGTTCACGGGCTTTTCCGGCATCACTTACCACATGGGGTCGTCGGAGTCGGGTACAGGTAAGAGTTTGGCACAGCTTGTTGCCGCCAGTTTTTTTGCCCAACCTGAACGCTATCGAGTTACACAAAGCACATCAGCCGTAGCCATTCAACAGCGTGCGGGTATGCTACGCAATTTCCCCGTTATTACCGATGAAGTAACGTCCAAGAGCCGTGAGAACTTTGAGTGGTTGCCCCAGTATCTTTTGGATAAGTCACAAGGCAAAGGTAAAGACCGGATGCAACAGGGCGCAAACGAGGAGCGTGTAAACAAAACTGAATGGAAAAATATGGACTTGTTTTCGTCCAACACGCATGTGCTGGATTTTTTAAGCGGCGCGCGTAAGCACTCTTCTCAGGCTGAAATTCTACGTGTACTTGAGATGAAATTGACGGTTATCCTAAAAGACGAAAACGGCTTGAGTCCTAATGAAGTTGCTACGATCGAAGCGCTTAAAGATAACTATGGCGTGGTAGGCGAACGAATTATTAAATGGCTGGTCACTAACCGTGAGACAGCTATTGATGTGCTGGAGAAGACGCTTAAAGGACTAAAGGACGAGTTTAAGGCCACCAACGATGAACGGTTTTGGAACGCCGGCAATAGCTGTATTGTGGCGATGGTGGTGTTGCTCGGCAAGAAGCACATGAACATCATTGATATTCCCGTCAAACACGTCGTTGCATCCCTACTTAAAATGGTTCAGGCGGGTAGAGCCGCACTCAAGGGCAGTAAAAGATCGGCTGAGGATATCCTTAATGCGTACACCCGTGAGAACTACGGTAAACTTATTGTGGTGAAGTACGTTGATGGCGTACATGAAGCTACATTGGGCGGGCATGGCGCGATAGATGAATCCCTGACGCGTTCAGATATTGCGGGGCGCGTAGAGCACGGTGTAACGCCGGAGCACATTGATTACTATATCGAAGAGGGGCAGCTTAANAAGCACTGCTCTGCCATGAGTTTTGGGTACTCCGATATGGTAGATCAGCTTAGGAAAACACCCGGCTACATTGTGCGAACGCAGAAGAAAAATATGATGGCGCGAACGCGAGGTCCGCANATGCGGATGAATGTANTGTGGATTACTTGTCCCATGGACACGGCAGATGAAGAGACCACTTAGGATACANTACCCTTGGGTAAAAACCCCCGCAGGAGGGGGTTTTTTTGTGCCTACATTGAATCTGGATTACGTCCGAGAGCAAGGATTAAAAGCCGCCGTCTATCACAAAGTCACTGCAAAGTACCGATATGTTGTGAAAGACGGACGGCTGGGCGTCTGGTTTACCCGCGTGAGATAGACATAAACTGCTTCGACAGCCTCTCTCTGATTTCTTTGATGCGGTCTATTTCTTTTTGCTTCTCAGACGCGCTTTTCTTTGTATCTACCCGAATTGCCCGTTCGTAGTCGGCAAGCGACGCCATTTCTTTTTTGAACGCCCCCGAAGCGGACTCCGCAGAGATTTGTTTTAAGTTCTCTCTAAGGAATTGTTCCGCCGCTTTAGGGTCAGACTTGGCCTTGTCTTTGTACGTGTTGTTGATTTGGTCAATTGTTTTTGCGTCGTTGTACGCTTTTGAGATTAAACCATGCCCATCCGCAGGCTGGATCATACCCCCGATAAAAGCCGTATCACTTAACTTACCGCTTGGTGGCTCCGCTGAAGTACGCAACATTGGATTAAACATCGACAGCAATGCAAGACCTGTGCCGCTGGTGTACCCGTTGATAGCATGGTCAATTTGCAGGGGGGATATGCCGAGCAGGGGACCCAGTACTTTACCGCCAAGTAGCTTCGACGCTTCAGTTGTCTTGGGTCCATATCTTTCACCTGCGACACGTAACAACTGCCGATCGCTCTCAATAGGAGCGCCAGTAAAGAAGTCCTTGTTGGTGTACCCCTCTACCAAAGGTTTAACTCCCTGTGGCATAAACTTAGACGTAAAGCCCGGAATGTTGCTTAACAGCGCATCACGCACCGCGGGGAGCACATCTTTTGCTTTCTCGTCCTTGCTCATCAGGTTAAGCACGGCTTCGGGTAGCGCCTTAAACACAAAACCGGATTCAAAGGGGATACCAACTCGCATCATCTCATCAGTGCCGGGCAGTGGAATAAACCAGTTATTTAACCGTTCAGATTCTGACGCGTCTTTATACGCCTTGGTGTTTTGCACCAGAGCGCTGTACAGCATGGTCGAACCCGCTAGTAATGCTCCACGTTTTAGCATGGTCTCTCTAACATTTAGCTTGTCTTCAAACAAAGACTTACCCGCCATGCTTCTGACAAAGTTGTTTAACCCAGAGACCTGCGCATTAAAGAAAGGAATCATAACGGTCATCATCCGCATAGTAGGAGAATACCCGTGCTTGGTAAAGTTCTGTGCTTCAAGCGTAGCCAGTGATGCCTCCATTGGCGATAAACCTTTTTTAACAAACCCGTTGTAGAGGTTCAACCGCGCCGCTTCATCGGCAATCATAGCCATACGATCAAGCTTGGCCCACTTCTGTTCCCACCCCGACTTACCCTCGGCTATCTGCATGGCAATCGTACGCATATCAGAGAATGTACCAGAGAATACGTG